TCATGTCCTATGGCTGGTATAGCTTCGATCTGATCGATCTGGAAGGCCAGGAAAGTAGGTATGGGCGAGCTGGAATCATGATCCATGGGGGCGGCAGTGCATGTGGCTGGCCGGGAGCCTGGACAGCGAAACAGCAACTCTTCCCAACTCATGGTTGCATTCGTATGCACAACATCGATCTTCGAGACAAGCTCCTGCCTCTGACGAAAGCCGGTAAGGTGTTTGTGAGCGTCTATCAGGAATCCCCATGACAAACCTGACAGTCTCAAAACTTTCAAAGCAGCTTCTCGAAATACGGATACCGTATTCCAGCAGCAGCGAAACAACCACTTTTTTTCTTGCGAGCGATATTCATCTCGACAACCCCAAATGTGATCGAGCGCTATTTGCAAAACACATGAACCAAATGCGTGACCGCAATGGTTACGCTATTTTTATGGGTGATATTTTGTGCCTGATGCAGGGGAAAAAGGACCGCAGGGGAAGCAAGGGGAGTATCAGGCCTGAGCACTTGGGGTCAAACTATTTTGATCTTGTTTTTCAGGAGTCTGCGGAATGGTTGAAACCGTGGGGCGATCGAATATTGATGATGGGCGACGGAAACCATGAAACGGCTGTTATATCAAATCAAGAAGTTAATCCACTTGGCAACGTTGCTCGGATAATGCGTGGAAACGGTTCGCCCGTTGAGCACATGGGATACCAGGGGTTTGTTAGATTTGTATTCCACAAAAAAGATGGAGGCAAGGTAAGGCGCTGCACACTATTTTGGCATCATGGAGCGTGGGGCGGGATTGTAACAAAAGGGGTAATGGGCGGACTGAGATACTCAGCCATGGCCCCAAGTGCAAATATAATTTGTTCTGGTCATAATCACGAAAAAACTATCGTTACGCACCCTTGTTATCGAGTTAGCGAGAACGGCGAGGTTTCAATTGAGCAGCGACTTCATGTTCAATGCGGAACCTACAAGCAAGAGTTTGAGGATGGGGGCGGATGGGCAGTAGAAAGGATCGTAATGCCAAAATCTCTTGGTGGCATCTGGCTGACACTTAGGCCAAAACAGAGTGCTGGGGTGGAAATTATTGCAACCCCCGCAAGCTCTGAGGTAGATTAACAAAAATCAAGGCCCATGGCCCTGTGAGTCTCAATCATTACTCTGCATTTATTTATTGCGTTTCTCTCTATTTGCTTCAGCTTCGGTCTGCTAAATCCCGTCAGGGCTTCGAGTTCCTTCCATGGCGTTGGGGTGGGGCGAGATCTTTCAGAAAGGATGAGCCTCGTAGTATCATCAAGAAAGTTTTCGAGGGCAAAGAATAGCTCTTGAAGCATTAAGTCGTCTTCAAGGCTTTCCACCGTGTTCAGGTTGACAGCATCTTCTATGTTGTCAATGATTGAGACTCTTGACGTATCGCACTCGACCTGAACATCCAAGCTCAGCACTCCCTGAGACCTTTGATTCGCCAGATCGAGAATTTCTGCCGATACCCCAAGCTCTTCTGCCAGCTCTTTTGCAGTGGGGCGACGGTTTAGCTCTTTTGACAGTCTTTCAACTGCTTTGTTGACTCTGAAAACAATATCTCGAAAGCTCGTGGGCAGCCTGATGGGCGAATCAAGTGAGCCAATAGCCCGTTGCATTGCTTGACGTATCCACCAATAGCAGTAAGTTGAAAATCTATATCCTCTGGTGTAATCGAATTTCTCTACCGCTCTTATCAGTGCAAAGTTGCCCTCTTGTATCAAATCCAGAAGGTCAAGACTCTGGCATTGATGATGATACTTCTTGGCAATGTCAACAACTAATCTCAGGTTGGAATTGATAAACTTTTTCTTTGCTTTTTGCCCATTGAAAACTTCGATCTCCTCCTCTATGCCAAGAACCTGCCCCGAGCCCAGCCTTTCCTCCAGCTCGACAAGCCTTTGAACCAGTCGCCCCAACGCAAGCTCCTCATCCGCCCCCAGGAGAGGGTACTTGCCCACCTCATTGAGGTAGGCCTTGAGACTCGGATCGTTCTGCTTCACAGCCGGATGCTAGCTGTAGCCAGTGAATTTTCCACTCGGCCTGCCATTGGTGGCGATGGGTGAACACCATGCCAAGACCGTAACACATCCATTGCCAATTGTTCGCAAGACATGGCGCCTCCAGCCAAACGCGAGTATTGTTGGACACACGCTTGCCATCAATGAACCAGCTTCATTATCGCCAGGAGGACCAGTTCACCGAGGCGAGCAACTCAATGAAATTGAGGCAGCTCCACCGCAGTGGAGATTACACGGGACTGCTGGAGTTTGCATTGCTGTTGAATCATCAAGCCTGTTCCGGCAACAGCAAAGTCAGGTGGATGATGAAAGAGGTTCTTGACGCAACAAGGCCTGGCAATACTGGCTATCAAATGCCAAAGGAGCTGAAAGAGGATCTTGAGTCGATGGGCTGGAGAGAGGACTAGCCCTTGCTCGGCTCAACTGTGGGGCAATTGTTGTATCGCCCCACAAGAGAATAGCTTTTTTCTGGGGGCTCAGACATGTCACCAAAGATCATCTGTCCAATCGACATACCGTGCCAAATAGGAATTGAGTGATACTGGCGAACAGAATGAAGCTCAAGTGTAAGGCGACTGTTGTTCCAGCCCGCATCACAAAATCCGGCGAGAACGTGAGATATTCCTTCACGCCCCCGACTGCTTTTTAGTGCGAAGAAAGCGCAAAGTGTATCCGGTATATTGAACAGCTCAACAGTGTGAGCCAATATGAACTGTTGAGGCACTAGCAAGTATGGACTTTCTTTGTCTGTGCCAGCAATAGAGACTCTTTTAAGGTCTGGCGAATGCGGTGTTTCCACCATAATTTCCGCCCCAAGACGGACATCGATGGAACAGGGGCCAATAAGCTCTTCGAGGTAGTCTTCGACAAGCTTGCCCTCTTGGCAATGTTTTCTGATCTGGGTGTCACTGAGAAAAGCCATTGGATTTAGCGTTGTTCAAACAAAGTGCATTCTTCCGCGAATCTGCCACCGGCTTCTGGGAACTCAAATTGACAGCCCCCATTTCTCCAAAGAGCACAGGACTCTTGGCAGGTGAGCTGCCCTTGAGATGCGTTTTTCCCGCCGGTAGAGAAAATCTTCTCGACCGCCCTTGCCTTCTTCAGGAACTGATAGTCAGCAGAGCTTACCTCGTAGGTCGTCTCGCGATGCCCGCAGTCACTGCCCTTGCACGACCTTCGCCTTCGTTTGACTCCATTAACATTTCGACTTTCTATAACCCGAAAAAGATACTGGCCGCACTTGGGGCACTTTGCGGCTCTTTCAAATTTGCTAGTGTCTTCGATCAAGCTCTGTCGTCGTAATCGAGTGAAGTATCGGTATCGAGAGGGGTAAACTGCTTCAACGCTTCCTGGGCAAACGCAACGTGTGACTGAACCGTGCGACTAGAAGGGGTGATCCTGGGAAAGCTATCAAGAAACCATTCGTAGAAAAAGTCTGACAGCTGCTGTTCCGTAGGGAGGCTTTGATTGCTCATTGTGAAAGATGGGCGTCGATTACCAAGTCTGACAGATCCGGGGGTTGATAGTTTGGCCCCTTTAACACTTTTCCATCTTCTCGGCGAAGGGGTTTTCCATCCTCTCCCAACTTGCTCATGTTGCTTTCAAACACTCGCCTCATTGCCTCGTCCAGATCGAGTCCAAGATACGCAGCCATTTGATAGCAAACAAAAACAAGATCGCTGAGTTCTTTCAGCAGTTCGATGCTGCTACCAATGTTGAAGCTCTTGACATCGCATTCTTCACATGCGGACATCACTTCGTAATACTCTTCGCTGATCAGACGCTTTTGCAGCTGGAAGCCAGCAACATTAAAATTATCGCTAAAATCAAAAGCCTCTCTGAATGCGTGAGCCTGTTCAATAAGTGACATGGTTAAAAACGGATAAAGAAAAGGCCCGACGAATCGGGCCCGAGATTCTCATGACTCCTCTGTTGTATCAGAGGTCCATCTGGTCATCAGTATCGCTGGCGTCATCGTCTTCATCCGCCCACGCAACGATGGTGATGCGGCCAGGCTCAGACTCCACCTTGACCTTGCTGCCGGGTTCAAAGCCGGCCACGCCGCTGTGGCGGCCACCGACCACGATGTTGCCGTTCTTGCCCAGCTTCACCACGGGGGCGCGGTTCTTGCGGGGGGCGTAGGTGCGAGTAGCCGGAGCCAGCTCGATGCCGTTGGCGCGGTTGATGGCCTCGTGGAACGCAGGCTTCTGATAGGTGATCTTTTCTTCACCCGTTTCAGGATCAACCTTCTTGGTGTAATAACCAGCCTCGAAGGCCAGTTCGTTGACGGGGCGCTCGCGGTTAGCAAGCACGAAGTCGAGCAGGGCTTGACCAGTCAGACGCTCGCCCTTGATGACGGTGGCTTTGGGTGCAGCCTCGGTGACTTCAGAGGTTTCAGGGGCTTCGATTTCGGCGGTAGGCATTTCGGTGTTAGCAGAAGGGGTTTGGTCGGTTTCTTCTTGGGCGGGTTTGCGACGAGGCATTTGCCTTTCGTTGGTTACCTGCTAATCGTACAGCATGGGGCGAGACCTTGCAAGTGTTCGACTACAGACCCAGTGATTTGATGGCGGCCACGGCTTTCGCTTCATCAAGACGGGCGACAAGGATTCTCGCCCCCTCGCCATCGCCCTCGGGATTGCAGTAGAGCTTGAGGCCTTCGTCAAGAACCAGCAAGCAGTCGTCCTCGTAGCAGACTTCTGTCAGCGCATCACCAACAGCGCGTATCATTTTATCACAGTCCTTGCGTTTTGAATGAAAGAGTGGGGCGCCGGACCTGAGTCCACCCCTGCTGTCAAAGTGGCTTTTGGGGCGTGGCAGGTAAAAGATTGCCCGAAGCATAAAAATCCCCTGCCTCGACCAATCCCTGGGCCTCATCAGGCGCCCCATCTGAGACACCGAATACCTCCACTCGCCCAGCCCCTTGTCCTGCTCGACCATATTGACGATGGCCCTGGGCTTGCCATCCTGACCTTTGACTACTCGCCCGAACGCTGTCTTGCTGCCCTGGACGGCTGGGGAGCCAGCAACGAAAAACTCGAAGCTACTCGTCGCCGTCTTGAGAAGGGTTGATGACAACATGGTGTTCGAGCGCTTCGTTGATCTTGTAGACCTCAATCAGTTTAGCAATCAAAACACGATTTTTGAGCTTGTCCAGCCTGGAGTTCAGCTCTCTGGCCAGTCTTTCAACTTCTTTGTATGTGGGGTATTGAGAAAGTCTTATTGATTTAATTCTTTTGGGCTCTATGATGTATCCTTCTTTTTTGTAGGCTTCTGGAATTGATTCGTATTTGCGCCCCGGCCCTATTTCTTGCAGGATTTCGGGGTGCGTATCATACATCTTTTTCATCATCCCGTAGTATCTATTCTTTTTATCAGCTGCCCACTTCATCTCGTTTAGCGCTGTCATTAAGCGCCTATATTCCCAGTAGGGGGCGGGAAAAGCAAAGGATTCCGGGTCTTCTTTCCTGAGCCAGTCAACAAACCTTCTGGCGTGCTTCTGTTTTGAGTTATCTCTTGACTCCAGGTGGGCGCAACAACCCAGAAAGTCTGGCAAATCTCTAATGCCAAGCCCATAGTGATAATTGAAAAAGAAATCTTTTATCCCGCTCAGCTTAACGTCTTTGCCCTTAATGCTTTTGTAGCCCCTATAGATTCTCTTTTCTATTATCTCGCCCATCACTTCAAAAAAGAATGGGGATTTTTGCTTTGCCATTACAGACGGCAAATGCAACCTTGCGGTTGCTACAAGCCTTGCCCCATAGAAGTCGTCATTTTTATCCTTTAGCATCGCCGCCCAGGATCAGATCAAGCTTGCAATACAGATCATCGAGCGATCCATCGTTTACGATAACACGAGAGAAGCCATCCCAATGATCAAGCTGCCCTTCAGAAGAGTGATTTTCGCTATTTTCTACGCCGGGGCGAACAACCTTCCACATTTCCCCGCCCATTTCCCTGATGGCAGCTGCCTCGTTTGGGAATCTTACATCGTCTGCAACTACGAGGCTCCCGCAAGATTTCACTTTTTCCTTCCAACAGTTAATCCAGAAATCTTGATCTAGCGTATTCCGCCCCCACTCAGTACCAAGTGTCTGCATCAGAGTTCTCATTCTGATATTGATGCCTGAGACAACCAAGTCTTTTTGCTTGATCATTTCGGTCGCCCGTGCTGGTGTATATCCAAGCTCAACCAATAGCGTTCTGATCATCCCCTTCAGGAAGCAAGCAAATGGAACAACGCTGTAGTTGTAATCTTCCAGGCATGTGGCAATGGTTGACTTGCCAGAGCCGGGGGCGGGGCTGTAAAGACCGATGATTTTGATGGCCATGAGATTACTCTTCTGTGATAAGTTTAACCGTCCAGGGGTTTGCGTCAGGATCTACAGTTACTGGAAGACCCAAAAAGAAGCCTACATGCGCTAAATCGCGTAATACCATGCCCGATGGAGCGATTTCGCTAAAGGCTCCGCAGCCAAGCACCCAGCCGCTAGGCTTAAGGCAGAGTTTTTGTTTGAACTCAAGCTCTTCTGTCGCAAGGCGAATTGGATTAAAATCTTCCATGCAAGTAAAAAGTATTTGAAAGCCCTCCTGTTACAGAGGGCTCCTCCTGGACTTCTAAGCTTATTTTCTTCATGTCGCCAAGTGAGCCCAACCAGGCTTGGAACTGCGACACTCTCGGAAGAGACCGCTAGCTTGCACTTTGGCCTGTCGATCTACCGCTTAGCCCGAGCAGTAGAGGCGTTGGTGCGCGGAGAAAAAGCCCCTCGTCGGACCTCCATGCTCCAGGGGGCGTTCGCTATGCCAGGAGCGGATCAGAAGGGCGAGTCCTCGTCTTCCTCGTCGGAAGGCGGCAGAGGGCGCAGAGGGGCTGCAGCATCCTTCAGAGCGGGGTTGGGCGGGATGGAAAAACTCGATCCCGTCATGTAAACCTGGGCGTACTTGGTGCCGTCCCGCTTGGTCTTTTCGGTTGCCATCGAAATCATGCCAGCAACCGTTACCTGATCGCCGTCATTGATGTACTTTTCGATGACGCCCATCTTCTTGCCATAGAATTTGGCATTAACGTAGAAAACGTTTTTGCCGCCTTCACCTTTGCAGCGAATGCCGATGGAGATGGAGTCTCCGTAGTCGCTGTTTTCGATTTTGGGCTTACCGGAAACATATCCGGTAGCGGTGAGAGAGAGCATCGTGTGTTTTGCGAGAATGTTAGATAGAAAGCTCTTCAGCTTCTTCTCGTACGGGGCGAGGGAGACTACAGCCGATGAGTTCGCAGTAAGCGGCAAATCGCTCAACGAATCCAAGCACTGCCTTCTTCAGATCGTCTCCGTCCAGGATGTGGAGCTGAGGTTCCCTCCAGTCGTAACAGACACAGATTACACCACGCTCAATCAAGGTGTCAAGTTCGCCATTCCTGACCCCAATGTTGTGAGCCAAGGCATAGGCCCCGATCTGAAGGAAGGCATCTTTGTACTTGGATTTCGGCTTGGTTTTCTTGCCCTTTTCCTCGCTCTCGTACTCTTTGTAAGATCTTACCGACTTCCAGTCCCACATGGAATATTTCTTTCTGAACATGAAATTTGCGTCTTTTGTCCCTGCGTATCCGTGTGGGCAAAAAACAACCTGCTCAAGCTGTATGTCTTTTCTGCCCTCGTTTTCTGTTTTTATCTCTTCCAGCAAAGGCCCTAAGTACATCAAATATTCATTGACATTGTATTTTACTATCTCCTCATAGGTTCCCTCGTCTTCATGGCCCGCTGTCGAAATACCAAGAAGAGTTGCCTCTACCTCAGCATGAATAATTTTACCCCTCCTCTGGGCCCTGATAACTATCTCTTCCCAGTCCGGTTCATTCCTTCGCCAAAATTGAAGCCCCTTCTCCTTGGAGGGGTCGAACATTTGACTTGTCGCCCCCAACACAAGACTGACGGAGGCGTACTCCTGGTTGTCTTTGACGTAAAAACCTGAAGCGGGGTGAACCATCTCTGAAAAATCGGCTAGGGTTTAAGCAAATGACTGATTCAAATGCAGTCCACGATCGAGGAAACGGTTCTTGTCGATTCTCGCACTCTTCGCTCTCGATTCAGACAAAGCATTTTTCAGAATTGGAATTACGAATGCGCTTACTGTGGCGAGCCCGCAAAAAGCCTTGATCACGTTCAGCCAAAAATGAAAGGAGGGCTGACCATTGCCAAAAACCTAGCACCCGCCTGCCTTTCTTGTAACAGGAAGAAGGGGCATCGAGAGGTGTTTAGCTGGTGGCGAGAACAGCCCTATTGGTCTGAGATTGGGCAAGCCAAGTTGATCGATTGGCTTACTGGTAGAAATTGATCACTTCACTCTGCCGGCCTCCGATATAGGCAGCGGAACCAGTCCATCCGTGGGAATGTAGACCACAGTTTTCTCGCCTTGACCGTTCTGCTCTTGCAGGCCCTGAATATAGAGCCAGCGAAGGTAAGCATCGCTGCTACCTAATTCAGTCTTCAGGGCGGCGATAGCCTTGGCACTACCTTCGGCTTTTGTAACTTCTGCCTGAGCTTCCAAGGTGGCGGACTCCTGCTTGGCCTTGGCTTCGAGCACTCGAACCTGGCGAGTGCTCTCGGCTTCCATCAGGGCGGCACGACCAGAGAGGGTGCGATTGTAGACGCCGAGCTGGGGAACCCCCCACAGAACAAAAGCCAATGCAGCTGCAATGCCAGCGCTGGACAAAATAACAGTAGTTCGATTCATTGCTTAAAGTTTTAGGTTGCTGGAGTTGACGTAAGCCGGGGCGGAGGGAGCCCCGGCAATCGATAGTCTCCGTCAAAGCGTGGGCGAAGGTGAATGTCGCCCTCCTTGGGCGTATAAGTGCGAACATCTCCATAAACGCAATCCCGAAGCCTTACGCCATAAAGACGAGCTAGCTGGGGACCACCAATAAAGTGCTCATCGCCATCGTTCTTACTGCGTATGTAGCCTGGGTGCAAGACATACCTAGCAAATGTCATAACCCCATCTCCACGGCTTTGTGTTTTTCGACAAGGCCAAGGATTTTCGTTGCCTGCTCTTCGTTGAGATACTGCTCTACTCGTACTTTTACGACCTCGCCCGCATCAACCATGATGTGAATATTTGTCACGCCCCAACCAAGTCCAAGGGCTTTGACCAGGCCCTCCGCAAAGTCGCCATGCCCCGTAACAAAAGTATTCTCGGGGCGGGACTTGTATTTCTTGGGGGCGTAGGTAAATTGAATTGCAATAAGCGCAGGAAGAGTAAGAGCTAGGCAGCAAATCGCATACTGAAAGGTATCAGTCATCACTCCTCCTCATCGCCTTTGAACAAAGCGGAGGCTGCACGCTCCAGATCTTCAATTTTGTCCTTAGGCTTGGCAGTAGTGGGAGGCTGCAGAATCTGCTCATTTTTGCTGTTCTTGCCAGCATTGAGCTTGGCAACAAGCTCTTCATTCGTAATCTTGTATGCTTGAGCAGCCTTCGAGTCAGCAATAGCGCTGAAGGATTCAGCCTTGCAGAGCTGCAGGAATGTCTTCTCGCCGAAAGCCGTAAGACCCAGCTCCTTCATCTTCATCTCCAGATCCTGCTGGATGGGCGCCTGGCGGGCCGGGGCGACCGAATCCCCAGGGGAGTAGGTGCGCTGCTTCTTCGGGGCGGGGGCGGCCTTCTCGGGGGCGGTGGAAGCCTCCTTGGGTGCCCCAAGCGTGGCGTCCAGCTCGTCGTGCTCAACGATCTCCATGGCCGTCACCCAGAGATAGCGACGCAGATACGTTTGTACCGCGCCCAGGTTCTGAATGTCATGAGCCCCTTTGAGGGCAGCAGAACTCATGGGACTACTAATTACAACATTTGCGTCGCCGGGGGCTTCTACATCAATAATCGTGAGAGTTGCAGCTTCCGCCCCATAGCTCACAATTCCGCACAAACCAGTCTGGGCAAAGATTTCTTGCACCGTTGGCAGGAAGTCGCCAAGCTCAAAGTATTTGTAACCTGCAAACTTGTTGTGCCCGGTCTTTTTCAGCTCACGCCGCTGAAGCTCGGTGCGGGCCTGGTTGAGTTTCGAGTAGACGTTGGCCATAGGTTTTTGGGTGACCGAGGGACTATAGGATGATGGCGCCCCCTCCTGATCCACAAACTAGGACCATTAGCCCCATCTGTCAAGGGCAAGAGATATGCACACAAGAGGAAGCACCAACCTGAATCGAATCCTTCGTGTTACCGCCCACCTGCTTTACGAGAAGGGGCAGGACGTGAGCGAGGTGCATGGATTGATGCAGGGTTTTGTTGACAGGTCAATGCTGCAGAAATGGTATGAGGCCTACTGCTCGCACAACGGCCTGCCAAACGATGTGAACAGAAGCAAAAACAAGTACCGCCTCCCCATGCCGCCCATCAACTGGGACGACATCACGGTAGAGGCCCTTGAAGAGCGAACACAGTCTCACGTCGATTGGCTCTGAGCCACGCCCCCAGCTATGGTGAGGAATGCCGACCCGCTAGCCCCAGTCATGGCATCAGCCCTCGCTCTTGACAGCTACAGCAACCAGGGCGAAGAAAAGGAAAAGAGGGTAAGCAATACGATTCCCCCAACCATCAAAGAGCTTTTCAGGGATCTCGCTGAAATCAGAAGGGTTGCACTCGTTGAGTCGCCCCAAATTCTTCCTCTGATCGCCCCCTCCTTAGTCAAGGCCGAAGTTCACATTAGGCAGCTCTGGGCTGCACAAACGTAATCGACATGGCTGGTCAGAGCAGGACGTCTCGCTACTACTCTGAGAATCCAGAGGCCAAGCGTAAGAGGAATGCGTATCAGCGCAAGTACAACAAAAAGCCTTCCGTCAAAAAGGCTTCTGAGGAAAGGTGGAGCGAAAGGAAGAAGCGGGGGATCGCTGGCAAGGGTGGGAAAGATCTCAGCCATACCAAGGATGGGCGCATGGTACTTGAGAACCCCCGGACCAATAGGGCGAGAAATGGGAGTGGGGGTAAACCCAAAAAGAAGTAGATGCGAGTCTCTTTCACCAGATAGGTAGACTCGCGAGGGGCTTAGGGGGGATTTTCCAGGTAGTGATCTGTTTCCGTTAGGCTTATGCTTGACAGTGCTTCTATAGAATCAAAGATCGTTGACCAATAAGCAGAGAGGGAGCGTATTGCCTCTTTTTGCTCGATAAAGTTGCCGTCTTCCTTGCCCTCAAGACTGTCCAGAAATCTGGCAAGCCTTCTTTCGCATCGGAGAAGAGCAACCTGACCGAGCTTTAGTGTTTCGGCAAAAGAGAGATCCAGGTTCTCCATCATGCTTACGACCAAACTCAATGAAGCAGTTGCTTCAAAAATTTCTGGGTCGTCTAATTGTTCCTTGAACTCATCGTCGTCACTGAGATAGCTGTTCATCTTGCGAAACGCAAGTTGCACTTTCAGTGTAACAGGCGACAGGTTGCTTCCATGCAGAGCTATGCGACCAGAACTCATTAGCCCTCACTCCTCTCCAATTCATGAGCATCCCAGGCTGATTCTTGCCCCAGCGCACCATCCCGTGAAGGTCTGCATCTTCAAGGGTTGGCAGTCTGTCGTTGATCCAGATACTCACTTGAAACAGTCCTCAATTATTTCAGCAAGTAGCAATGGAGATGCCTGTTTAAGACCTTTCTCGTGAAGGTCTCTGAACGTTTTGGCTACGGCCTTAATTCTTGTGTCAACGCCAATCCGAGCAGCGTCTTTATTTACTTTCTCAAGAGCAGCACTGGCGGTTTCGTGATACAACCTTATCTCCGCCCTGATTCCAGATTCATGGGCTTCCATCTCTGTCAACAATGAGCAGGAGAGGTTGTCAATCCTGGCGTTACAGCTGTCCGCTCCACAGTTGCAATCCTCTCCCTCGCTCTCGTTTGAACATCCATCTGGAGACTTGGGGCAAGAATACCAAGAGTCTTCACACTCGCGATGAGAGCGCTTACCTGCTTGAGCCAGTTCTTCAACCAAGGCCCTTAGCTTGTTGTTCATTGATCTCTCTCGTTCATTTTTTGAAAAGCTACAGCCAGTAAATCGTTCACAGACATTGATTCCGCTGTTCTGAATAGTTTGTGAGCTTCTTTCAGGGGCAGTTGCTCCATCTGCCCGCATCGAATGCGAAGATCGAGAGTTATTGATCTGCCCGTTGACATGGAAACCGGATAGCGATCCCCGTAGGCCATTACGTCAACAATATTTTGGTGCATTTCGCACTGAAGCTCGGTAACATGGAAGCCATCGAAAAACAAACACTGATCCCAGCTCGGCCATTCAATGGCAAGCCTGCTGCCATCAGAAAGCAACAGGCTTTTGTCACTGGAAGAACTGCAAAGCACGGTCATCAGTAATCAAGCATCAGGATTTCCTGCTCGCCTTTCTGAACAAGAGAGGCAAGATCGGCTTTGGCCTTCTCCAGGAGAACCTCAAGGCGGCGAATCTCGCGAAGTCGTTCTTGAATGATCAGCTTTGCTTTGTTGCGCTCGGCAGACTCGAATTCAGCAAGAGCTTCATCAAGAAGCTGCTGAGATTCAGGCGAAAGAGAAAGCGTGCTTTGGACTTCGGTAATAGAGGAAATGGGAGTCATTTGATTGATTGATTGGTTACTTAAAGCGGTCGGGATGCTTTACCCACTGCCCACACCAATTAGTTGCTGGCAGTGGAAGTGGCTGATTGTCAAGACAGCAAAGTCGGATCAGGCTGGTTGGATGTTCGCGTTTGTAATAGCAGTTGAGACAATTTTGCTGGTCCGGTGGCACCTCTTCGACTCTCATTCTTTTCCCAGAATTGGTTTGATGGTAATACCATGATCTGGCAGTCTCCAAATCATGGTGCTTTTCTTGCGATCGTCAAGAACATGAAACCTGACGCCGTTGTCGAGAATCACGTAATTGCCAAGCCTGGACTTGACAGAAGCGATCTCTTCTTCGCCGTCATCAGTCGTAACAAAAGCGGCACTATCAGGCCGGAACAGCGGCTTCTGCATTGATCCCCTTAGCGGCTTCTTCGTTGTAGCACCAGCAAGACAGCTTCCGATCGTAAGAAACCAGCCCCTTGCGCTTAAGTGCCTTCATGCGACTTTCAACAAGAAAGTAAAAGCGGGGCGGCACACAGCCTTCTCCTGGCTGTCGAGTGTTGATGGGGAAATTGCGCCCAACATAAAGAAAAACGTCGTCAAAAGAGAGGCCTTCGCGAGAAAGGCACTCAACAATCAGAGAATCGATCAGTCGGTTTGCTTTGTCTTTGCCCATAACAAGGCGGGTGGTGGACCAATGAATAATGGCACCATCAGCCCCTTCTGTCAACCCTTGGCGACCAGGCTCCGTTCGGGGGCGAGCAGTGAAAGCTGAATCGGCTTTTGCGGTCTTGGTTTTCGAGCTTTAGTTTTCTTTTTCTCGCCCCCATCAATTCTTGGGGCTTCGACGGAGAAAACCACTTCTATGCCAGGTATAAGAATTTGGTCGCCTCGGAAAAGTTTAATTTTGCTCATGATTTTAAGATGCAAATGAATTACTTTTGGTTGCGCCCCAGCCCCTTCTTTTTCTTTTTCTCAAGGCTGGCCTCCCACATTAGCTCTTTTTTTCTCTTTTTGGGGTTATTGATGCAATCAAGAAAAATTTCATCATAGCCTGGGGGCGATAAATCATATCGGACGCTGAAGATTGCCGTCCAATTTGGGGCGGGCGAGATCTTCGACGGCTCTTGACTTTGCCCTGGCATTGGTTTAGTGTAGAGTCCCCGTTGGTTCCCCTTTCGAGCCAAATCCTAGCATGATGACAGAAGAAGCAAACAAAACCAAAGTGGAGACCAAGAGGCACTCCCTAATGACCGTGAAAATGCGGATTGAAGAGGAGACCGCTGTAAAAGTCGCAGCGATGAAACCACGCACTCTTTCAATGAGTACCTTTTGCGCTCTGCTTGTCGAGTACGGATTCGAGAGGTGGGCGAAAGCGAACCTGGTTGGTCAAGAGGAAGACTGAGCTTGCGCCCCCTCCGTGCCTCGCGAAGGCGCCTGGACTGGCTGGCCCAGGAACTGCTCCCCGAAGTGCCTCAAGTCTCCCCGCAGGCCCTCCAGGAGCCCCCTCATCTGCTGCAGCCTGCCCCTGATCGCCCCCAACTGCTTGATGTGAATCCTGTTGAGAGAGAGGAAGTCTTCCAGGTTTTCACACAGCTCGATTAACTTGCTGCCAAAGGCTTCGACGTAATCAATCTCGTCGGGGGCGAGAGAAAATAAATCTCGTGGGGCGAGAAATAGAAAGAAGTTATCTTCAATCTCTCTGAAGGCAAATATTGCTTTTCTTGCCAGAGCGACTTTCTTTCGGTTGAGCTGGCTTTTTTCTTGGGGCGATAGCTTTTTGTATCTTCCGTCATCTATAACAAACAGATACGAGGTTGCCGAGAAGCCCGCGTTATAGGAGATGAGTATCCAGGTCTTGCCAAGGGCTTGGATGCTATCGCCCTTCCTTAGGTTGGCGCTGGGGCCAAATTTATCACCAGAATAACACAATATGCTTTCGTCGTTGGACCGGCACTTGTCATCGGTGTGCCGGCCGCATATAGGACATGGGGATTTTTTCGATGAAGCTTTCATTTACCACTTCGGGGCTTCAAACATTGCATAGCACTCAGCTGCAAAATTGATATTGCATGTTCCCGTCGCCCCCTTTCTGTTTTTGGCAATAGCGTACTCATAAATCATCTGATCCTGCGTTTTGTCGTAGTAATACGGCCAGTAATTGAAAACAACCATGTCGGCGTCTTCTTCGATCTTGCCCGACTCTCTGAGGTCCGAGAGCATGGGGCGCTTATCTGCACGACTTTCAACCCCTCTATTTAGCTGACAGACAAGCAAAATGTCAACACCGGTACGTGTTGCAGCTATCTTGAACTTTCTTGTTGCCGCCCCCACTGCCAAAGCTCTGTTCTCAGCCTTTGTGGTGTCAGAGTCCATGTCCATCAGTGTCAGATAGTCGATCACCACCAAGGCCAGGTCTGGATGCTTTCTTTTTTCAGACTTGATTTTACTAACAACCTGAGAGGCGGTCGTTTCAAAAGTGTTAGTGAATATAAGGTTTTGAGCTATCGGTTCAACTTCCGTATCAAGAATTCGCTGTTCTTGTTTCTCGTCCTTGGCCTGCCTGATGACATGGCCATAAGTCAAGGGGCTCCCCCCTTCCTCTAAGCACCTGAGGTAGTCCATGCAAGACAGCATTCTCTGGCACACCTCACTATCTGGCATTTCCAAGGTGTAATACAAAACCTTGTAATTCTTGATCGCAACGTCAAGTGCAAGATTCATCGCCCAGGTCGATTTACCACTGCCAGGGCGCCCTGCAACAACGATCAGTCGCCCCCCTTTGCCCATGTCGGGGTGATTCAGCCCGCCCCCGAGTGAGGCATTGAGCCCAGTGAAGCGAGTTCTGATCACTCGATTGTTGATTTTTGGCCCCAGGAACATCTCTTTGGCTGCAATCAAAGGGTGAACCTCCTTCTTGTAAACTTCCGCCCCCTCAATCAAGTCAACCGCTTGCAGTAGATAAGAGGTTGCAACCTTTGATTCTTTGATGTTGCAGCTCTTGCTGACAATATCAGCTGAGTTCTGAATATAGTCCTTGACTCTTGAGCGAGAATAATGAAAGTACCAGATGGGCATTATTTTTTCCGCCCACACGTCCAAGTCTTTCTCTATGGGATAAGAGGCGACTTGCTCAATGTAATCTTCAGCAGCTTTTATTTCGCAGCCCGAAGCATCTCTCAGACGAGCGGCAAGAGTAATGTCGTTTGTCGGAGATTGATGAAAGGTGCCGTACTCTTCTTCAAGGCAGTCAAACATGTATCTGTTGAATGGGTCCGAAAACAGCTCTCGCCCTTTCAACATTTCCATGAATTTATCCGCCCATTCCTGCTCTCCAAAAGCAAAACAGAAATGATTGTAAGCAGCAGCGAGAAAGTGCTTTTCAATTTCGCAGGAGTCCTGCTGTGATTCAAATTCTTCGAGATTGATGATGCTCATGTCAGAAACCTGCGATGTCCTCTTCAAAAGTGCTAACTATTTGCTGAGTGGAAGGCCTAGTATTTTGCTCCCAGTGAGGCTTCTTCTCTCTGCCAAATTTGTCCCAATTCTGATAAGTAATCGAGTCCCACTTTTTCTCGCCCGACTTCGATTTCTCAATGGCAGAGTCGAGCTGCTTCCTTACTGCTTCGATGCCGCCCCCTGGGTCTTCAAGTATCCGAACCAGAGAATCAAGCAGGCTGTAAAAAGATCTTTTTGTTTTTGCGCCCCCCTTGTGATTGTTGAAAAAGTCGCAAATACCTGAAGCAACCGTTGATAACTGTGGAGGGATTGTGACACCCTCGCTCCCCGAGAGAGTTGCAACAAACTTTTTGTTTTTTGCCTTGATGGGCTCTGTTGAACGTGTGGGGCGAGGCAGTTGACTGGATGAGGGGCGAAGACTATTGGAAACCTCATGAGGCAGCGCCCCCTCCACGCTTAGAAGATAGACACTTTTTGCTTTTTCCTCGGAATATGTCTTTCTGACATAACCGTTTAGCATTAACCAGTACAAAGCGTCTCTTAGCTCAGTCGGAGAAAGGCCCGACAGCTCAATGAGTTCATCGCCGGAAATCACAGTAGACCTCTGACTGTTCGCTTTGTTCATCAATATCAAGAACACCCAGATATAATTTCTGTTTTGCTGAAGAAGATTTGCTGGGGCGACGAGAAATCTATCAGATACAACGGGCACTGTTTTGTTACTCATTTTCGCCCCCACGCTCTTGGATTTCGCTCTCAAGTTCAACTATCAGATCACGCCCAAGCACTGCAAGCTCAAGTTGCTGTTTGTGAATATGGTTTACTCTACTGCCCTGGTCAGAGGCTTTGATTTTTCTGACGGCAAACCTACAAAGCTTGTCTGATATTTCATCTGCCCTCCTAGCTTGGTCAACTGTCATGAGCGGATTTAGCTCACTCAAACGCATCGCTACCAATATATGGAAGAAGGGGTCCGATGGATTCAAATCTTCGCTGAACAACTGACTTGATTGTTTTGTCGATCTGTTCATCAGCAAGTGAAAGAAAATTTCTAAGTTGACAGTAGCATGAAAACTCTTTGCTGTCAAGTAAATCTAATTGTCGGTAAACTTCATCCATTGCTGGCGTATCTTCTTCTAGCTGAGCTGCCTTGTAGAAAAGATTTGCACGCTCGTCATCAATGTCAGCAATTTTCTTCTTGTGGTTTTCTTTTTTTAACTTGACAGATTGATGCAGTTCAACAAGCTGTTTAAGCAAATCAGTCATCCCCCTCAAGCAGATCTGTTCTAACAGCTATACAATTAAGCTCTGTACCGCCCCTCTCGAACTCATCAAGTGCGGCTGCGATTTCAACAAGAGAGCCAAATCCTATAAGCGGAATAGTCCTAAGCTCTTTTTCACTGGCTTCAGTCAGGTCTTCAATTGTTTCATAGCCCGCTCTGAGCAGGGCGTGCAAAGTCCTGGTGCAAAGATTTAACTGCTTAACAGATCGCCCATCGACAAGCTTTACAATCTCGTGAAGAGCGTGCTCTGGCTCCACTTCCCCGTTGACCCACTCGTAGACGATAGAGCGTAGCTTGACGCGAAATTTTTTCATGCTAAAACAGTGATGATAGCCAGCGCGGTTTGGTGACTAGAATTGGATTGGTTGCACAAAAGCCATGATGAACGGCAAAGGCTACAAGACCAGCAAGAACGGCAAGGGCGGGAAAAGTAAGGGCAAAGGCAAAGATTACAAGAATGGTGGGAAGAAGAAGTAGTCAAACAAGTCGCGGTGGCGGCTTTTGGTCTTTGGTGGATGTGTCAAACAGATAAGGAGAGCCATTTAGGCATGGATCAGCGCCTTTCAGCTCAGCGGCGAGGGCGAGAAAGCGAAACCTCACTCGCTGCTCGGCTTGCTGCCATGCGCTCTGGCCGATCCACTCCTCTTCGTCAATCGTGTCGGTTTCCGGCACTGCTTGATCTGCAGCAGCACTCAGCGCGGCGGTGAGGCCGCCCTGCTGATAGGCGTCCCAGATCGCCTGAGCCGCTGGGGAGAGTGGTGTGGTCATTGATTTCCTAGCTCTTTGACTACCGAAAGCATTTTCATTCGCATTTCTGCCGCTGAAATAGATATTGTTATTACTGAATTCCATGGGGTTACTGTTTCTGGTAGAAGTTGATCTACCAGTTCTTTAACAGCAGCAGCAACTTTTAATCGTGGGCCGTCTCCATTGGCCCATTCGCGACTGTTTAGCGCTTTTCGGTGATAGGCATCCATCACCGCCTGAGCCGCTGGGGAGGGTGGTGTGGTCATTGGCTGGCCTCCTGTTGAGATGGCGAAACGATCCTCCAATACTTGCATTGCTCTTTTCTCATGCCTGGTTTTGCGTAGACACAGTTATGAAAATTGCCATCGTCAATTACGCACCCGTCTGGCTCTTGATGTGGCTCTAGGTCTACATGGCAGCCATACTTTAGCTGCGGTATATTTCCGCTCATTTGCTTAACAGCATCAGCGGCGTCATACAAGCCCAGCCGATTGGCTATAAGCACAAGGCTGGCCAGTTGGTCTGTCACTGACTCTTGGCTTTGAGGCCAGGCAGGCAGATTGTGTAGGTCAAGGCTCATTGGCTGGCCTCCTCCTCAAGCCATCGGGCCACCATCTCCCAGGTCATCACGGCAACGCTCTGCCCATTCAGATCACGCAGCCGAGCTGCCGCCGCCACTTCACTAAGCACGTCTTCGGCGGCCCCCCTGCTTGTCTTGGCAAGGGTGATAATCGTGGCAACCCTCTCCACCAACCCCCCAGCGGGCTGGGCCCCGGCGCTGGCGGCGCGGAGTTTGTCCATGGCAGGGTCTGGTGCCCCTTGTTTCGCATCAGAACCGTGCTGGCGGCCAAGGCTGTAGACGGCGCGGAGGGCGGCAATGAAGCCTTCGCCGGGGACGGAGTTCCAGGCCTTCATTAGATCTTGATCTGAGGCAATCGGCGGCGGCTCGATGGTGGCAGAACGCGCCAAGGCAGCGTCACACTGCCGCCATTTGGGCGACATATTGCCACAGGCGTCACAGCCAGACTTTAGATAAGGCATTCCATTGCGCTGCAATCTTTGCCTGCAATTTGCCGGTGGCTCAAATTCCTTGTCGAACTCCTTGACCACTGGGGCACCAGTTCGGATCTGCGCCATGGCGTTTTCGGCCCCCTGGCGTGCAGCACGGGCCATAGCAGCCTTGAACTCAGGGACAGTAACGACGCCCAGCTCTTTTCGTTCCTCGGGGGAGAGAGTGGCCGCTGTGACAATGTAGGCATCTGTGACTCGTTGCGCCAACCCCAGCGCCTCGATGCGGCTTTTGTGATCGTTGCCGGCTTTCGCAACTGTGCCGACTAGCGACAGTAGAGAGGCTTTTAATGCTTCTACATGGGCGTAAAGCTTGTTAATTTCAGCGACCACCTTTTCGGGACTTGCAACGCTATCGCCTGGGTAGGCGCACATTGGAATTTGTTCAGGCGTGATGCGATGTTGTTGAGATTCTTGGCTCATGAGTAGTAGTGCGAATGTCTAGGAGGTGGGGCGAAGGTTGGCCGAATTCCAGCGCATTGCTTCATCGGCACCTTCTTGCCTGGACTCGGCAATGATCTGCCTCAGTTGCTCGGGTGTAAGAACTACGCATTCGATTCTGATTGCTATTTGATCTCGATAGCTTGGCTCGGTTTCTGTTATGGTCATCTCACGAAAGACTTTTCGAGCCATCTCATCAGCTACTTGCCTTTGAGATTGAAAAAGAAGCTGATCAGCTTCAATTTTAGTAGTGGCCAGCATTTGCTTAGAAACAAAGAGCTGGGCGCCAAATCTGCTGTTGTCAGGAATGCGTGGCATGATCCTCGTAGTGAAAGTGTCTAGGGGGTGGTGTCGTCAGGGAGTAGTTCCAGGGCGCAGCGGATGTGTTCGGTGTTGATAACGCCGTGACGCCGTAGAACAGTCTCGACGGACGAGAGCTGCGTTAACGCCTGCTCTTTCAGGCTCGGCGGCTTGGGGCGGCAGGCGGCGCGGAGTTCCTCGGCCATGGCGACAGAGAGAAGTCGTTCGCAGCACTCATCCAGTTGCCTGTCAGCGCCCCATTGGGCGGCGCGAGCTACTGCCTCCGTCCACGCAATGGCTGCGCTGGCGCCGGACTCGGGGGCTTTGCGAAGCCTGTCCCAGAGTTCTTGAACTAGCTCAGTGGGTGGATGAATGGGGTGTTGCGAAGTCATGGTGGTTCTCGTAGATGAAATCTCTAGTGGGTGGGATGAATGAGCTATGGGCTGAATCCTGGTGGCCTAGTGGTCAACAAAGAGGCAGCATATTGGATGACGTTTTCCCACCTCACAAACACCTTTGGCGGTGTTCCCCTGGGTGGAACCTGCTTAACAATCCATCCGTTCTCGGCTGCCTCAATCTGCACAGTGAGATACTCTCCTTTCGTGGTCTTCATTGCGACACCTCCGCGCTGGGTATCGGCAGGGCGTGGTGGGGGAGCCAGTGGGTGTAGCCAGTGTGCTTTCCGTCTTGGCCCAACGGTGGCTCCAAGGTCCAGGTGGCAAAGTTTCGGTAGAGCACCCAGCACCATCCTTGTGCCGTGCAATCCCCCTCCCCCGGCAGCCGCTCACTCACCGGCACCGGCTCGATGGCGGGGCGGGCGTAGCGGGTGATCTCTTGGCGGGCAACATCAAGCGCCGTGTAGAAATCGGCGTCGTACATAAAGCGCTCACCCTGATAGCCAACGGTTTCGTACTGCTCCCACAGGCGATCTTTTATCGCGTCCCACTCCTCATCCGTCGGCCCCTCCGGCTCCGGCTCGGCTAGGGCGGCGCGGGCGCGGTCTACCAAGGGAATCATGTTTTCATGCAGATCATCGGGGTTTGTTGATCTACTCCAGACGAAGATTACCTCAGAGCACAAAGCGCGAAAGTCGGTTGGGGTAGTCATGATTCAATCTCGGGGAACGTTTTTAGAGCGTAATTGCATTTAGATTGACAATCTGTATCCGGCCAATACTCGCCCACTTCGTCGTAACCATCTTCGTCAATTTCGCCCACTGGCCGAACTACGTCAATTTCTGTAGCGCGGTGAGTGACCATGAACGCAAAAACGCTGGTTACTTCTTCAAACCATACGTTATCATCAAGATAGGCTTGGATTGTCTTTTCGGCTGCTTCGTCGCGCTCTTTGGCGCTTTCGTAAAACGTGATTCCATCACCTTCGGGATCGTAAAGCCCGTAGAGATGGGTGTTGCTTGGTGTGTGGCGAATGCTGGTGCTCATGATTCATCGGGGGTAGTGGTGGTCACTTGTGGGGATTGTTGATGCAATGCCAGCCACGCTGGTAAGTCTGTTCGGCATCTGCCTTAGCGACTGAGAACGAAGGCCACGGACCCATGTGATGATCCATATAATCGCGCCAATACCACTCTCCATCGTCATACTTATAGATTTCTATAAGAGAAAACGTACTACCTCCTGGGAATGGATTTTCAATTCTGAACATGAAAGGCTCAGCCATCACCCCACCTCCGCACCGGGCACCGGCAGGGCGTCACCAGACCAGCTCACCACGGCATCAATCAACCGGTCGGCCAGCTGGATGTTTCCGACTGTCAGGCCACCAGATGAGCGAGCAACACACAGGATGCGCTCGAACATTCCGCGCAGTTCCGACAACCGCTCCGCCACCGGCACGTCCTCGATGGTGGGGCGGCTTATGCGTTCTTGCACGAAAAAAGCACCACTCTTAAAGGCTCTGTATTCATCATCGGAGTCTGCATTTTTAAGGGCTTCCCGTTCAATCTCCTCATCCGTCACCCCCACCGGCTCAATGGTGGGGCTGGCGTAGAGAGCCAGGGATTCCCGAACAACTTCAAATACTTGACGCTCTTCTGTCCTAGACCGCAAATAGCGAGGCCCATCATACTTGCTGTCCCGAAGGTAGGCGACATTATGCTTAACCATCAGAGACAGAATTTCTCCATCGCTCGGCCCCTCCGGCTCGGGCTGGGCCAAAAAGGCACGGGCCTCGTCCATTCGCATTAGCCATGTCTCGAACCTGCCGCCTTGGCGTAGCGACTCCCAGCAAGCTATGTCGCCATTGAGATGCAACCCGGCAACACCTTCTGAGTCATCAATTAAAGCATCGAGGTCGTCCAGTAGCAGCGTGAGAAGCTCGCGGGCAGTAAAGGTAGTCATTTCAGTCATAGAAAAGGTGGTCACTAATAGGGGCGAGTAAGTGGTTCGCTCAATGCCTGGCGGTAAATAGTCCAGATCATCTCGCAGGCTTCGTTAGGGAGGCCAGTTATCTCATGGATTTCGTGTTGTTTCATGCCATCCATGATTGAGCAAAGCGCCCAGGCGAGATTTTCTTTCGTGAGTTCCATTAGTCTTACTGTCTAGTAGGCAATGTCAAGTAACGCAAAATAGGAATTGATCCGGCCCAGGCAGAATCAAAATCCTTCAGCACCTTGTCAGTAATCCAGTGATTCCCGCCCCAACCATCACAACCAGTTCCGCCGGTATTTCCCCAGAACCACCGCCCAAGGAAGCCGCCTTCACTGGTTATGCGGAAGAAGTGATTGCCCATGCCGCCCCCGTGAACTACCTGCTAATCTTAGCACCGTTGGTCCCAGGCAGCAACCCCTAGCCCTCTGGTTTTGGAAAAGAAATTCGCTCTGCAATCACCAGATCGCCCTCCCTTCTGAACCTGTAAACGCACTCGCCCTCAGCGGCATCAGCGGCAAGACACCTAAAAAACGGCCCATGGTATTTGATGCCATAAATCGTATAACTATCGGTGAGCAAATCGTAATGATTGGGTCTTGTTAGCGCCCAGCCGAGCATTTCAACCGGAAAGAGAGCAAATCTGATACAACGAGCCCACCAGGGAAGTATCTGGCCCTCCGGCAAAGAGAAAAAATCGCAGATTTGGCGAAAAGCCTTTACTCTAAATCTGAAGAAAAAATCTTTTTTCATTGTTATACGGGTTTAGTAGTCCCACTCTGTTTGACGTGGCTCAGCGCCTTGAGAGCGAAGCCAGGGCAAAAGCTTTGAATTGAAGCAATCGGGACATAAATCAACTTCTGTGTACTCACCAAATCCACCCTCTGGATACGACATGCCTGTACGGCACTCGACTTTTACGTCCTGAGTGGCGTAATATTCTTTTGTTTCAATCTTTTCTTTGCAAAGATCGCAAGTTGTTGAAGTCAAAACTTCTTTGACCTGTTGTGGGATGATTGTTTTTTCGTAGTGTTTCATTTGAAATTAGCAGAATCGGAGTAGCTGTCAAAAAGCACGGGCGGCTTTTCAGCTAAGAGCTTAGCACATTGATTTTGCAAAAGCTCGATCTCGTGCAAAAGAATGTGAATTGTCCCTAGCTGATCGAGACCGGCTCGGACACAGCGATTAGCGAGGGGCGAGGTTAAATAAAACTCCCCAGCATCTTCTGCTGTAAAGCGAGGTGAATTGCGAGAAGTTGAATGGCTTGTCATAGTCAAAAGTGAAAGTTTTTAATATCAGTAAGAATAATTTGTTTCGTTTTTAACAGCAAATCTTTTTCGCCCCCATCAAGAACCTCGCACAAGGCATCGATTCTTTTTTCAATAATGCTTTTGCAAGAGTTCACAGCTCTGTTCTGCGATGCAAGAGCAACTGACTTAACAGAAGAAACAAGCGTAGTAAGAGTTTGAATTTCACTTTCTGGGGAAAACTGACGAAGAAAGACACCTGTGCTGGATGTAAAGTCATCCTCATATTTTCTAACACATCTATCTCCAAGGTCATTATATCTAAGCCAGAACGCAGAGATGCGATTGTCGCACGCCTCTTCAATCTTGCACATCTTGAGTGGATCTGAATTCAGCCTCCAAATAAAACCTGGCCTTGCACAGTTTTTGTAGGCGTCACTAAAAATACGCTCATCAAAAGAAGAGATTCGCTCTAGTATCTCGGAAATAGATTCGATGGGGCGAGGTGAGTTTCTCATCTGTCAAACAAGGCTGATTTAACGACCAGTAAACACTCGGGGCACGGAACCTGTAGGTTTTGATTTTCTATCGAGTAAGCAGCGTGATCTATGTTCTGAAAGCACCAATCGAAGCTGGATAGCCTTTGTCCGCACCAAGAGGTTTTCTGCCTGTCAGCGTGCGTGTGCTGAATGCACTTGATGTACTCAGGCCTGGTCTTGCTACTTTTTATCATTCCACCACCCCCGCACAATAAGCTCCGTTACTCCAGGCAATGGCACAAATTCGCTTGATATACGCCTCCGGTTTTTCACCTGGCTGTGGCGGTAGATCTGGTATTTCTTTGTGCCACCATTCTTCAAACAATTCCATGACTTTTTTTGTGTTTTCAATGGTTTCATTTTTATTTCTTCACACGATACCGCAGAAACTCGGGCTCAATCATTCCATCTCGTTGATTGATATACTGCCACGCCTCATTCCATGTAGAACAGGGGCGAGTGCAAGACTGCCACCATTTACGCGCCAGGGAACGACGTTCCGAACGAAGCATTTTACCCCAATCAAACTGTGAAAAACGCAGGCGACTGAGCAGTGAATCGGTTGAGGGCGTGGAGTGCATGATGATTTTTGTTTTGCGAATGTTGTCTCCGGTGTGTGTTTTACCAGCAGAAAGAACCGTCATAAGAAAGGGGCGATGAAACGATGTGCCGGATGGGCTCCAGCGGGCCATGGGGGAGTGGGAGTTTAATAGTCCTTTCGCATTGATGCAACAAAAGCGTCGGCCATGCGCTCTGACAGCTTTTCTGTATCAGCTGCCAATACTTTATCGGCAGTATCTCTAAGAAGTTGCTGGAGCTTAGTTTTCATGCTTTCATCTTCTTGCACCAAACGCACAGCTTGCTCTTGTGCAACACGTTGGACAGCATTCTCAAACGCCATTTGTAAAGGAGACCTGTTACGGTCATAGCTACTGGTACTAGGCGCAAGAACAGCCTGAACGGCTTTATCCAGCAGCTCGCGCTGGGCTTCAGGAGTGAGCTGGCCAATAATGGACTGAGCAATGGCTTCGCGCAGAGCGTCGCCTTCTAACTGAAGAGTGAGGTTGGTCATAGCTAAAAGAGTGGATGATTGCCGGATTGAGAGCAGCTCCGGCGGGCCGTGACGCAGATCAGGCAGCCTCAAGAGCAGCCAACTGCAGCTTCAAATCATCGAGCGAAGCAGACTGCAGCCCCTCTTGCTCCTTGGCCTCGATCGCCGCCATGATCGCCTGGCGCTTGGTGGCACGCTCAGTAGCCTCAGAGGCCTTCTGAGCCTCTTCCTGGCGCACGGAGATCACGGTCTTCAGAAGCTCAAGCATGGCCCTCAGCGTGTCTCTCCTGGGGTTCTTGGAGGTCTCCACGAAGCTCTCCTCCTCCAGGGACTTCAGCTCGCGGTTCACCTCGATGGCGATGTTGTTGACACTGAAACCGCTGCGAGAGGCAAGAGGAATATCCCAGAGCTGTTCAACGGTCAGCTCGCCCCGCTCAGAAGAAAAGCGAAACTTTTTGCGCGAGGCGAGAAGAAACAGATTGACTTCAGACATGATGCGTAAAAGAGTGGTGTGTGTTTGAGAATGATGATCAGAACTTGATTGTAAACGGTCGCCCATCCGCAATCACGTTCACGGAGTCAGAGCGAGTGGAAGAGAAGCCAACACCAGAGAGTTGATTGTTGCTCGGCTGGCACTTGGTTTTGTTTCCAAGCACCTCGAACACTCTGCGATGCTGCTCAAGTGAACTCATCAGAAATTCATTGAAAATCCCCCTTGCAGGTTCTGGATTGAGGCACTTGTCGAGAATGAAGAAGTAGTGCCGGTTGCCCGTCTTGCTTGAATTCTCCCAGTGATTGGGGGAGAGCATCAGGACATTGACCTTCGTTGGCATGTTGGTTTTTACGCCCCACTTCTCCCGTGCAATGGCTGCACTTCCACTAAGTTTACCATGAGTCTTGATTTCTGCAAGCTCCCCGCCCTCAACAATAAGTGTCAGACAGTGAACCCCAGGATGCCCCTCACCAGGCATGGGCGAGGCGTCGCAAGAAAATTCATGGATGCTGCCGGCAAATTCAACCTGAAGCTGAAAACCTGGATCGGCGGTTTCACGGCGACAGAAGTTATTGACGTAAATCTTGTATTCGCCATCGGTAATCTGATTCCAGCTCAAATTCTCGACAGGTTCCCGTGAACGACTAAAGCCAGCGTTCATGTCAACATCAAGAATACCTCTTGTGGCGCCGTAGTAAATATGAGTTCCGCGAGGATCAATGCAATGAATGTCAAGATCGTCGTAATTGAACCAAGCGAGAGAACAGCGCAGCAGTGCATTGATGTTGCCACCAGCAGTTTTCACACGCTCTTTAATCGAGTCAGCAACATCACCGTCATAAGACCAACCAAAAGCGTTGTCCCACTTAAACAGTGAGGGCGAGTCAGGAATGGCTGGGGCGGTAATACTTACAAAGTTATTTAGGTGACGGTTTTCAAGAACTAGCTCGATGCGCTTGCTACGCATTGCGATGAACTGCTCAATCCCAATCTCCTCACCCTTGCGTGCAGAAGCGGTGGGGCGCACCTCTTCCATCAAGAGATCGGTCAGGCCGCCCTTTGCCTTGCCCCGCACATCGTTGTCGATGAAGATAATGTCATTGACACTGATGTCTTCAATCGAAGCGAAGCGACGGCTGATTGAATCCTCCAGGTCAAGGCGCTTGAGTGTTGCAACAGCATCTTCGATCATGCGGGGCGTGATCAAAGCTTTGGGGCGCTTGTAATTTGCCGGGGCAACTTTACTTTCAAAGCTCTTGATGGCTTTCTCTTGTTCCGCCCCCTCAGAAAGATCAACAGCAAGTGTGCCGATCACCGTGTTCTTGAAACGAGCAGCGGGATTGCCAACATGCTCCCAAACGTAAAGCTCTTTGTTTTCCGCCCTTTCGTAGCCTCGCTTCAGAGAGCGAAACTCAGCAACAGACTTGCGATGCTCTTCGCCCCGATAGATTTGGTTGTCATCAATTAGAGTGATGATTTCATCAAGATCAGAAGACTTGATGATTTCAAGCCCCCGCTTGAATACATCGTGAACAGAATTGACCTTGCCAATATCTTCGCCCGGCGAACGAGAGATACAGCGACTGGGAGTATTGCCGTAGAAGTGATACCAAATAATCGCATCATAAGAATCAAAGTTTTTCTCGTGCCCAAAGTTTATTTCTCCGGTACGGAAAACAGAAAGAATGGGGCTGCTTCGCACAATGCGATCCATCTCCCCTGCAACAGTGGCGTAGGTGTCGGAGATACCAGTCAGCCCCTGCCAGACCGTGTAGATCTGACCGTCCTTGATTGCGATGATCGCCCCTAGATTGCGAATGAACTGCTTGCAGCACTGGCAGTCGTGTTCAGTACGCTCGCGGAAAATGGGGTTCGTGCCCTCGGGGAAAGCGTTCAGATAGTAATCAAAGATTTCGGGGCAATCAACTTTATAGAACTCGGCAAAGCTGCCCTCAAGTTGCTGGAGCCGCTGGTTGACGGCAATGGCAAACTCTCGGAAACCACCAGCAACGGGCATGGCGGAAACAGAAGACGTGGGGCGGTCGATGGAGACTGTCATTTGATTGGTTGATTCGTGTGACTGGTTTGAATGGAATTAAGCGAATGACCAGTCGATGAAAACAGCATCGTGAATGCTTTCATCAACAATTGCAGTAGCGATTGACACGGGCGTAGGAGACGGGATCTTTTCGATAAAAGAAGCTATTTCAGAAATCAGCTGATTTCTTTTCTCTTGACGAGCACGAGCATCGGCTTCCTCTTTTTCAATTCGCTCCCACTCAATTCGAGCTTGCTCTTCCTCGCGATCTTTCTCTTCCTGCTCTTTCTGCTGTAGAAGCAACTTGGCTCTTTCAGCCTCCTCTTCGGCCCTTTGCTGTGCAATTAAGGCAGCCTGAGTGCGCTCTCGCTCTTTTGCTGCAAGCTCCTCGGCCTCAAGGCGTTGCCGCGCCGCTTCGACCTCACGAGCTTTACGATCAGCCTCAATGGCCTCTTGCTTGATTCGCTCAAGTCGATCCGCTTCATCGCGAGCAGCTTTTTCAGCGCGAAGCTTTTCAAGCTCAGCTTGCTGCTCTTCTTGAACCAGCAGCATGTCAAAAGCCGCTTGCAGTTTCTCCAGGGCCTCCTGCTTGCGATTGGTGCCAGCAGTGGAGAACTCCTCCAGATTAGAGGTATCAATGGCCTTCAGCTCTTTGATCCGAGCCTGCGCCTCTTGGGAAGTGGAGACGCCTTCGGCAAGAGTTGCAATTCTGCCAAGCATGGCCTTGTGGATACTGATGCGAGCCTCTTCTTCTGCCTCCAGGGCTTTGATCTCCTGCTCGTGAGGCTCAATCAGCCCCTGAACAGAAGCTTCAAGCAGTTTCGCTGTTTCATCTACAGCCTTGCCTCGCTGAATGTGAACCGCCTTGGCGTCTTTGCGAGCACGTTCAATGTCGCCCTTGAGCTTGCGCAGACTGGCAACCCAGCTGCGAGCTTCCTTGTTTTGCTTTTTGTCGCGGTAATCAAAGATTTTCTCTTGAGACTCTTCCGTTGCGATAGCGATGTTTGCAGCAATGGCATCCCATTTGCTTAAAGCTGTTACCTCTGTATCTGCTAATACAATTTGACTCATCGAGGGGTGTTTGCGAAGGAAGGGGGCCACTGGTGGCCTGACCTGTCCGCAACACTAGCACCGACAGTCCCATAGCGCAACCCCCATGTCAGAAAATCTTCAAACTGTTGCAAGCAAGTCGCAATCTGATAGACTGCGAGGACTTGAGCGATTTCTTATGAAGCTACGGCCTCACGCGAACAAGTTTCTTTTTATTGCTGTGAATGTGTTCAAAGCAATTTGCATGGCTGCTGCAATATTTGCAGTTCTTTGTCTTGTAATCATTGCAATAGGCGGCCTACTACTTGCAAGTTATGGACTAGGGGGATGGACGGGTGTTGTTTTTACAGTCCTTGCTCTGCCTGGGCTGTTTTTTCTTAGTCAGTGGGGGCGATGAGCGGAGCGATGAATAACAAAAGGATCTACGCGGGGATAGGTTCAAGAAAGACGCCCCCCGAGACACTTGCAATCATCAAGAAGCTGGCGGGACTGCTGGAGCGAGAGGGCTGGCTGCTCCGCAGTGGGGGCGCAGATGGGGCAGACACCGCCTTCGAGCAGGGCGTTATGGACGCCAGGCATCGAGCCATCTTCCTCCCTGGAGACTGGTTCAACGAGCGCAAAGCGGGCCCTGGCGGCTTCTACGACAGCACGAAGCTTCCAGGCTGGGAGATGGCCCTGGAGACCGTGGATCGCTTCCATCCCGCCTCCAACAATCTCAGCCCGTTTGCTCGCAAACTGATGGCAAGAAATGCGATGCAGATACTTGGGCCAAAACTGAATCATCCAGCTGACTTAGTTATTACATGGACCGAGATGGGTTTGAGAAAAGGTGGGACAGGACAGGCTTTAAGAATCGCAGAAGAGTACGGCGTGCCAATCATAAATCTTGGTTCTTCATTTTACAGCAATTTAATTCAAGGTGTGCAGTCAGGAATCAACGGAGAATATGTTGTCATGCAGAGAGTGATGGAGCAGTGCTGGCAGCATCCGTGATAGAATCTCAAAGCGACTCAAAGCCCCTACTGGGCCGTAGGCCGCAACAAAGACCTGGCCTGGCGGCTGGGCGGCTTCCGGGGAGTTTGCCAGCGTTGCAACCGGAAAAACTAGCAAATACTGGAAATGGAGACGGATGTTCGCCCGGTGAATTCAAAGTTTGTCATTAGCCATGGCATTCGTTCACCAACTTCGAGCTACCCGTCTTCGACACAACCCTTTCTTTGGTTCTGACCCCGTGCTAGACGCGGCAGTAGGAATCTCCGGGTTGTGACCCCCGCTCTGCATGGACCGGAAATTTCTAGTCGCTGCATCGGGCTAAGTCCTGCTTCGGCGGGCCGGGAGCTGATCACTTCCGCCAATCACGGAAAGACCCGGAGCTTCGGCCCTCGGGTCTTTCTTGTGTTTGCAGTTATCTAGCTTTTACAGTTTTGCACAGCAATCGATCGATAGGCTCAATTGTTCTTTTTTGCCCCGGACTGAAACCGTGAGCAGTGGTTTCAAAGTATGCAATTTTCTCATCAAGGAAATCATTGATTACTTGAATTCTCATCCCTCTGCCAAGCTCCTTCTGACTTTTCTTTCTTTCGAGCAAGACCAAGATCTCTTTCAGTACCGCTTCTGGCACATCGCATTCGTGCAGCAATTGCGCAAACGGCATAGGCGGGGATTTATGATACTTCTCGATCCACATACAAGCAAGCACGGGGCGGAGAACGTAAAAGTATTTCTTCGTTCTGACCAAATCACTCTTCAGGTACTCCTTGAAGTTCTTTTTAGCCATGTGAATATAATGATACACAGATGCTATCTCTGAGAAGCAGGACTTGCTTAACTCGTACAGCTCTTGATAGAAATCAAGATTAACTTTGTAGATCATTGGGGATCTAAGCCATTCCATAAGCACTGGATTGCCTTTATTTAGCAAAAACAGAGCTTTTCTAACATCCCAGCCAGAGTAGTCAAACTCGTCAACAATTGGATACTCGACAACATCTCTGTCTGGTATGACCTTTAGATACCATTCCTCTTTGTGTCTGTAGATAAACCGCACATCGTAATCCGAGTCGGGGGATTCAAAACCCCAGGCCCTTGAGCCAGATTCTGCTGCATAAAGAATTTCAACAGAATGTTCTTGCTCTATTTCGGACAATCGCGTGATTATCTTAGTGCAGTAATCGGAAGTGTCAGCTTGAAACATTTTCAAATACTTTCTAATAAACGGGAGGTAGGGGATCGCAGCATCTGCGCACTTTCCAGTATTCAAATCTGTTAGGTGCGACGCGCTCGTAAACATGTTCAAGCTCCCCAAAGCAATTAAACTCGGGAACGCAAATCCAGTGTGACGGTGTTGCCCTCAGAGAGAGGCCATCGCAAGGGCCGCCGACAAGTAAAACCTTGATAAACGGATCAACTTGGGACATTTTCAAGCAATGCAGGAATCACATAAACAGGCCAGACGAGTGGCCACAAAAAGACGAGTGCAGTAGAATGAGTTGTAAACCTGTCGGCTACTGAAAGTAGCATCCACATGGCAATGCAACTGCTTGTGTAAAAATAAATACTCATTGAGTTTCTTGAAGCATTAAGGTTGATTTTCTGAAATATCCCATCGCCTGCGACTCCACTCCGCTGTGCTGATCACCTCTATCGCACCATCTCGAAAACGCGATGCGTATGGATCATAAACACTGCGAGAAACTGGCTCAAGTGTTTGAGGGTCAACGGCAAAGCACATTTTGTCAGGACCAATTACTTTGATTAGACCCGAATAATCGCCAGCAAACCGTATCGTTTGCAATTCTCTTGGATCGGTCATGTTTATTTTGCCTTAGTGGTTAGCGTCTGGCATAATTAAGCGAGGGTGCTCGTGATCATGCCCAGGCACGTTCACCAAGATGATAAATTCTTTGCCCGCCCCCTCAATCAGCCCAGGCAGATTCCCGCTGTCCCTCCTTTGAATCACGTCATCCCAAACCTGAAGAAGAGACACACTTTTGTGAACTCTGAACTCACCCTTGTCGTAAAACTTGCCACCCCGCTTGAAGTAGGTGAGCTTTACAGCTAGGGATTCGCTTACACTTTCTCGCCCCCACTCAAACCCTTGATTCGCAGCCTTGTCAATCAACCACGATTCTCGACCAGCGCCCCCATCTCTGTAACGAGGCGCCTCTTCTCGCCATTTTGCTTTTAGTTCCTCAGATACGATCAGTTGCTCTGTGTTCATGAGTTTAGCCGTTAAAAAACAAAGTGAAATCTATGGTCTAAAAAGTTTGTGTGGCGTCACCTCGGAAGAAGCTGGAAGCCAATGAGTGTCTTCGTCATAAGGACAATTCTGTAAGCCGAACTCCCAGGCATCATCTTCTTTGTTCCAGAAACCATAAAGACAGTACCCATTGGCGTCCACATCATTCGGCCCAGGCTTTTCCTCTGAAAGTAGAACTGGTTTCTTGATTTGAAAAGCAGCAATACCAAAAGTAATGACGTCATTTGGCTCGCCCTTCAAAGGCTTTGGCTTAATTCGTGAGAAAAGACGAGAAAGGAGGTTTTCCATGGTTGAAGTTTTGAAATGTTTTGAGAGAAACCAAACTGATCTGAGCCGCCTAGTGTGTACGTTCTACTTCTTGTACTGTCAACAGACGGAGGAAGCGTGCATTGGTAGTGAAAGGGCTCTCCATTGACCCAAGTCAGCTTGTCCATGTGGTCATGACTGGCTATTGGGCGCCCGCAATACCTGCAACGAATAGCCCCAGTGGTGCTACTGCTATATGTCATAAAGCCCCCAAGGAATGACGTTTGTTCGGACCCTTGATTATTTGACTGACAACTTTTTCCAACTCTGATACACGCTGCTCCAGGGCGGCGATGCGATCAGCCTGCTGCGGATTCCACGAAGCAGTGTGCCGCCAAGGAATGCCAACAGAGGATATTTGAGACCAGTGCTCTGTGGAGAAAGCCTCCTCGGTGCGCTCG